CCCAGCCATAGTTAAGCCAGCACCAACTCCCATACCAGCAAAACCTTTGACTCCATTCAACGCTTGCATCTTAGCAACACGCCGATTAAAAGTCTTGCGATTTTGACGATATTGACGTAAATTGGCTTTATCCTCAGCCTGACGAGCTGCATATACGCCACTGTTCCATGCCTGGAGCTCAGAACGTGGGACACCTACATTATCTACGTTGTTTAAGTAATAGCCTTGTGTGGATGCGTGAGGACGTTTTAAGTTAAGTCCTTTGGTCGCCTTGATATATTGCTTATGAGTTAAGCCTGGCAATAGTGGGTTTCCAACTCCAAACATGGGAACACCGGCAACCCCACCAGAGGTTGCACTTCCAGTACCAACTAAGGCAGCAGTATTTATGTGAGCTGCACGATTAGCTAAAGCATTTAATCCCAGGACACCGCCCAATCGACTTGTGCCAAAATGCGTCATCCAAGCTGTTCCAGCACCCCTAATAGCAAATGCAAGACTGCGAAATGCACCTGTCATGCCTGTGATAAAGAACGTAGCTTTACGTAAGCCCAACAGCCCTAAGAAAACACTCCTTAATGCAGTTACAGCCTTGACAACTGGCCATATCATCAATTGGAACTTAGCCCACATTTTTATTACCGGGCCAAACCAATCAAAGAATTTTGCGAACCATTTAGACGCATCAATCAGAACCTGCATCAGCTCCATCAAGCTATTTGCAACCTCACGAAATACCTCAGTTGCACGATCGCTTTTCAGCCATCCTATAGCAGAGTTCATCCAAGCACGCAACCCTCCTTGCACACCGTTAAAAGCTGTCACGCCCTTATCAGTAAACACCGAAGTCAACTGTGCCCACAAGCCTTGTAAAGTATTCTTTTTCTCATCTGCCAAACGAGCAGACATTCCGCTGGATAAGAAATTCTCAAGGTATATCTTATCCCACTTGTCAACATGCGTAGCCAGTGCCACAGCTCCAGAAGCAGCCGTTTTATGGAACAGTTTGTAGAAAGCATCAACTTCAAGATCTGCGTTATTGAGTTCCTTAAAGATTTGAAGAATATCTTTTCTGGAACCATCAGCATTAAGACGTTTTATGCCAAGTGAATCCCAAGCAGCCTGTTGCTTTTTTGTAGGATTCACTATATTTGCCATGATGGTACGCAATGTGGTACCAGCCTGAGAGCCCTTGATACCAGCGTCACCAAGCACACCAATGGCAGCTGTAGCCTCTTGGAATGGCACATCACCAGCCGACAAAAGAGATGCAGCGTATTTGTACGCCTCTGCAATTTCTGTCAAAGTTGTATTTGACATAGTGAACGTGTTCGTCATAATGTCTGCGGCATTACGCATCTTGCTTGGAGCAATGTTGTACGCAGTCATAATGTTTGTCACCAAATCTGCGGTCTGTCCCAAATCAGTATCACCAACCAATGCAATATCTGCGATGGGCCGGATTGCTTGTTGAATAGCCTCCAAATCAAGACCTGCCATCGCAAGGAATTTCGCGGCATCAGCAACCTCTGTCACCTTGAACTTGGTTTCCATACCGACATTTCGGACGGTCTGTGTCATGGAAGAGAAGCGGCCAGAGAAATTCTCCTTATCATCGTGAGATTTAAGGATATTCTCAACCGTCTTCATTAAGTTGTCGTATTCAGCTGCCTGATCAACAATGTTTGATACCATAGTACCCAACCCTGCGATACCATAGGCAATACCCATGCCCTTCAGCATATCAATTGCCATACCTCCATTATTAGGCAGAGGAGTTGGACCCCACAGTTTATAACCGAGATTTGTAGGTCCCGGTACTCTTGGGGCTGTGTATCTTGGCGTAGATGTGGTGCGAGGCGTGGTTCTGGTAGCTTGTGTAGTGGCTCGCCTACCAGTAGTTGCAGTTGACGCAGTTGTAGTTGCAGTTCTGGCTGTAGTTCGGCCCTTTTGAGTTGTAGCGCCAAGGGTTACACCCATAGCGTTGAGCTGTTGTACTTCAGCCTTTGCCATTTGCAAACCTCGAATCAGTTTGCCGATTTTCTGCGTTGCCGGGCGAGTATCAATCTTTACCGTGTACTTTCCTCGATTGAGCGCACTCATAGTCTCCACAAGTCCTCGAACCTTATTTTGAAGGTCAACAAGAGGTCTTGTAGCTTTGTCCATTGATGTCAAGGCGGTCTTAAATTGATTGATCGCCGTAAGAGCATTAGTAGCATTGACATCAACTATATAATTGACTTGGTAAGTCTGAGCCATAGTCTGATGAGTCTTTTACAAAGAATAGAGAATGGAGGAATTTGTCGGTTAAAGAATACCCTCACTGGATGAGAAATCACAGTGAGGGTATCAACGAGTTATGGATTATAAACCTAAAGCATTGGCATGTCTTGTTATGACCATCTGATTGTGCATCCACTCGGCATCACAAACGAGCGTCGCAAATGTTTCATCGTCAAGTTCATTGATATTGACACCCGGAAAGTAATGTCTTAGGAGGATTAACTTATGACGAAAGTAATCATCCTCTTTTACTTCCCAGGCTTCGATAAATTTACAAGACGACCACCGCGCATCTTGATGAGATGCTGGAGCTGGCCCATCAAGCCAAAGAGGAACAAGTCATCGTCATCGATGAGTTCACGGTCGCCATCAACAAAACAGTCGCGGGCGAGCTGGCGCATCGCATTTGCCTGGTCCTTCTGAGAGAGCGACAGATACTTGGAAAAGTTGATGAACGAGGGGCGAGAGAAATAGCCGACATAGGCTTCCTTCTCATCAAAATCGGGTTCGCCCTCAACAACGAGGGGGACGATCTTTGCCTTGGGGTTGTTTTCTTTCAGGTCAGCTACTTTCTTTTCGATGGTAGCCAACAGCTTGGGGTCGATATTCTCGACATCCACCATTTCGAGGGCTTCTTTGTCTTCCATATTGATGAATTTTATTAAAGTTTGTCTTCATCATAGAATAGGTCATTTAATATTCAGTCAGGTGAAATTAGAGAAAGAAAATTGCGACACCGGGATTCCGATGCCGCAATCATTCACTCTAATAAACTCTATGGAAGAAGTTATTTTGTGCTGAGTTCGATCTTGAACACGTTGAGGTCAAACTCGGTGGTAATATTGGTGTCATCTTGTGATACCGACATACCGTCCTTGTTAAACATACAACCCTTCAAGGTCACAGTCTCTGTGGAGAAGTCCTGAGAATTGAACTCGTTGGCGAAAGAGATTACAAGGTCAAACTCACCAAGAGCCATCAGCGAGCCCTTGAGGGCACGGAGCTGAACCTGAGTGTTGTAGTCCATTGTAATTTTTGCCGAGTAGCGTGTGTTGCCAATTCCACGGTTCACAGGCTCACCGCCAAGTCCGTAATTGACTTCCACCTTCTTCTCACGCTCCCACTCAATAGCAGAGACACCTGCAAGGATGATGGGGTTAGGGTTAGCTGACCCGGTAAGAGCCAGAGAGGTCAGCTGAACCATTGCCCATGAGTAAGCGACGTTGTTAATAATCATGGCCGTTGATAATTAGTTATTGCTGGCTGACATAAAGACCTTCCGTAACGTCGATAGACTCGGCACATCCCATCGGCACAATACCATACGAGAGGGTCAGCTTCTTGGTAACAAGGATATTCTGTTCAGCCGGTACCGTTACAAAGGCGGTGCCGCTGATTTCCTCTGCGCTCTCCATCTCATTGAGAATGTCTTTGAGAAGATTCTCAAAAACAGTAACCTGAGCTGAAGAGAGATTGCCGTTAGAGGGATCAACTTTGATAGGTGAGTTAACGTAAGGCAGCAATGCCAAACGAATGAGGCGGCGAGACTTGTTGATGGTTCGGTTGCGGGATATGGTGCAGAAGTCACCTGAAGAGCAAGTGTGGTCATTTGCAAAGTAGGTGTGGCCTTCCAAACCCTCAAACACGCGGATGAAAACATAACCTGCCTCTTCAAGAGCGTTAAGCTGAGCCTTGCTGAGCGCTGAATAGCTGGAGCCGTTGGCAATAAGACCGTCCGAGACAGTTGAATCGCCGAAGCCCATTTCGATTGCCGGAACATAGTTCACCAGGTCAAACTGACGCACCCAACCGATTGATTCGCCTACGCCGGCCTGAGTGAGTGTGCCGAGAGCGAGGCCAACGCAACCAACCGGAGTGGTGGATGCCAACGATGCCTGCATACGGCGAACC